AAAAGAAATATCCCGGAATGACCCGTTGGGATGTGCTCGTAGCCAAAATCAATCCGACCCTTCGACCGCTTGATAAACTGACCTTGAGCAGATATATCGGAGAAAAGGTAGATACCAGTATTCGTAGAAATTCCACAGTACGTGTGGCAAATGCGGACTGGTGGCTGAGCGGTCCGGAAGTGCTGGAGCAGCTGGAACCAAACAACCGCAGGGTGACGGCCTACTACCTGCCGGATGAAGAGGGCAAGCCTACGGATGTCTTCCTGTTACAAGGTTCGTCCGGTAGTGACTTACAACCGGGTGATGGCAGAACAGACCGAAGAAGACCGGGTAGCCTATACAGAGCAGGCTAAGATTATAAGTCATTTCGGCAAATACCTCAATGACCACGCCATCGGCAAGGTGGGCACCGGTACACCCGATCAGCCAACGGATGATCCGGAAGAGGAACTGGAACTTCCCCCGGTGGAACTATCCGATGATTTGCCAGCTGATTTGTCGGCAGTTCCGGAATCTGATTATGAATGGCACTCCGGAATAAGCGAGGCAATGAGAGCCATCAGTGATATGTAAGAACAGAATTAGAACAATATTAAAACAGCGTTAGAATTATGATTACAGAAGCGCAAAAACAGAAGATTATAGCAGCGATAGCCGGCAACCGTGTGAACTATCCCAGTGATGCCAAGCATGCTGCCTCTTTGGCCATCAGTACGTCTGTGTACAGTGCAATCAAAAACGGACAGACAGACAAAGCCCTGAGCGATGCCAACTGGATAAGCATTGCCCGGAAATTAGGGGTGAACCTCCGTGGTGAAATGGAATGGAAAGCAGCCAAGACCCCGACATTTGAATATATCACAGCCCAGCTGGAATTTTCACAGCAGTCCAGCCTGTCGGGTATCTTGTGCGACATGCCCAATATCGGCAAGACTTTCACGGCACGTTATTATGTGCAGAGCCACAAGAATGCCGTTTATATCGACTGCTCGCAGGTAAAGACCAAATTGAAGCTGGTACGCAAGATTGCTGCAGAGTTTGGTGTGGACAGTAAGGGAAAGTATTCTGATGTGTATGAAGACCTGGTATATTACCTCCGTTCCATGGAAACCCCGCTTATCATCCTCGATGAAGCAGGCGACCTGCAGTATGAAGCTTTCCTTGAACTGAAGGCCTTGTGGAATGCCACTGAACGCTGCTGCGCCTGGTACATGATGGGGGCAGACGGATTGAAAGAGAAAATCAACCGCTCCATAGAATGCAAGAAGGTGGGTTATACCGAAATGTTGAGCCGTTATGGTGACCGGTACAGCAAGGTGACTCCGGATGATGGCAAGGAGCGCGAACAGTTCTTGAACAACCAGGCACGTATTGTGGCCAAGCTAAATGCTCCAGCAGGTGCTGATATAGCCCAGATTGTACGGAAGACACGCGGTGGTTTGAGAAGAGTCTATACTGAGATTGAAAAACTTAAAATGACAGCGGAATAATGAAGCGTGCGTACAGTCCGAAGGAAATAGCTGCCAAGAAATGGGTTACTCTGCCGTGGAATGAGAAATGGAGCAAACCTTTCGGATTTCCGGCAGAGAACGCTTCGTGGTTCATCAGTGGTGCCAGTGCCAGCGGGAAGAGCAGCTTTGTAATGCAGCTTGGAAAGGAACTGTGTAACTATGGGCCGGTGCTGTACATGAGTTACGAAGAGAAAATCAACCAAAGTTTCCAACGGCGTATGGGTTATTTGAAGATGAATGAGGTGCAGGGTAAGTTTCGCGTGGTGACAGAAGGTAGCCTGGAGGAAGTGATTGCCCGACTGAAAAAACCGAAAAGCCCGAAGTTCATCATCATTGATTCCTTTCAGGTGGCCGGATGGGACTATCCGCAGGCTGTGGAACTGATGGAAACCTTTCCGAAGAAATGTTTCATCTGGATCAGCCAGGAAAAGAAGAGCCAGCCAATGGGTGGCGGTGCTGTAAGATTGAAATATATCTGTGATATGAAGATTCGAGTGGTCGGTTATAAAGCTTATTGTCAAGGCCGCGCCATTGGAGACCCGGGAAGCTATTATGTGGTATGGGAAGACGGAATCATTCAAACAAGTAATAATTTACCAAAGTGATTATGGATAATAACGAAAAGGCTTTTGAAAGCTACACCGGAACAGAAGTGTTCCAGATTCTGCTGGATGGAAGTTCCAGCAGGGCAGTGTTGGATGACTGGCTGGAGCGAAACATCCAAAGTGACCTGAAAGTGAGAAGAGCGAAAACGCCCGGTCATGTCGTAATAGAAACGGGTGATGTATTATTTGCACGTAATGTGCTGATTTGGAATCCAAGTTGCAAAGTCAACATCAAAAAGAAGTGATATGGAAAAAGACAAAGTTTACATCAGTGGGGCAATAGCCCACTACAATATCGATGAGCGAAAAGGTGCGTTCCTCGATGCTGAAAACAGATTGCGTGCTATGGGGTTCAATCCGGTGAATCCATTTAAAAACGGACTTCCGGATGAAGCGCACTGGAGAGAACACATGCGGGCAGATATACGCCTGTTGCTGGATTGTGAGTATATCTATATGCTGAAGGACTGGGAACTGAGCAAGGGAGCCAAACTGGAGCTTGATGTGGCCAGTTCGTGTGGCATTAAAGTATTGTTTGAGTAAAAATGGTCGATATGGGAAAAATAAAAATGGAAACCGGTGTTGTGGTGATGACGTTGACTGCTACGGTATATAGAGGAAATATTCGTGAAATCCAATCTTCACGCATAGGATTTTGCGGGGAGTACAACAAGGAAATACTTTCTAAAATGGGTGCTGAATTCAAAAAGATATTTGCTGGGCAAATTGAGGCTGAATACAAAGCTAAATCAGTGAAGACGGATAAGATAATTTATCGTGTCAGTACCAAATCAACTGAATGTGAAATGATTCTTAATGGCAAATGATATGGCACAGGAAGTAACCAATTTCGCCCGGTTCTATGCATTGTTCAACAAGCTGCCCTGTACAGGAGACCGGGAAGAATTCAAGAAAAGCATTGTGCAGCAGTACACGTGGAACCGGACGGACAGTCTGAAGGAAATGACGGCCAAGGAGTATGAAGCCTGTTGTACTGCTCTGGAGAAACTGAGCGGACAAGACGAATGGCGACAGAAGCTGCGTGAGGAGCTGCGGCGGAAACGGAGTCTCTGCCTGAAACTGATGCAGAAACTGGGCATAAATACATCCGACTGGGCACGAATCAATGACTTCTGCAGTAATCCCCGAATAGCCGGCAAGGCGTTCAGACAGATTACGGTGGACGAACTGGATGAACTGGCGGTAAAGCTTCGGTCCATACAACGGAAAGGCGGTTTGAAGCCCAGGAAAGAAAAGCAAACGATTAACCCCGTGAGCATGGTATCACTCATTCAGATTGACCCTGATGCTCCGGCAAACTGATAGGATATGGAAAATAGAAACACAAAGATTTTAGAGAATCTGAAAAAGGAAATCAACCTGCTTGCCTCTGATATGGAGAAGCAGGATGCAGCCGAGTTTTATAGCGAACTGGCTGACTGGGCATACGCCAACGGAGAGGCTATGCTGATGGAAGACGAACCTGAAATGCAGGATTATGAAAACCAATAACCCCAAAAAAACAAGAATCATGGAAGAAATGAAACAAACGACCGTGGTAATGACGGCAGAGGAAAAGGCGGAATTTGAAGCCTTCCAGAGAGAAAAAGCAAAGAAAGCGGCAGAGGAAAAAGCCAAGAATGACCGCGAAATGTACAAACAGATGGTGGATGAGGAGATAGCCAACTCCATTCCGGTACTGCTGGGCATCAGTGAGCAGATCAAGGCAAGCAAGCAGACTGTGATGGACAACTTCAAAACCATTCTGGAAATGAAGGCAGACCTTTTCAAGACCAAGGTGAAGGATGACCAGCGCAGCCATACCTTTACTAACAGTGAAGGCGACAAACGAATCACGCTGGGTGTGTATGTGACCGACGGTTACCGTGACACGGTGGAAGACGGTATAGCCATTGTGAAGGAATA